AATTAAAATAATAAATGAAAATTTTCAATGACTTCAAGTCAACTAACAGTTGAGAAAATAGAAATTGTAATCGCCAACGGGTTGTGTCGGCCAAAGGGAAAGATTGTCCTTTTGAGATCGAGTGCGCAGATCAAAGTTTTGAAACCAGGTCTGGTCGAAGGACGGAAAATTCCGTTTGTTCATTGGGTAGGGCATTGGCCTGTTAGGGTCAACATCCTTCCAAATAGGGTCTATCTTCAAAACGTCAGTCAAAAAGGAAAATGTGTCGAAACAGACGTCGTAGACGTGTTTCGAGCTTCCCATTGCGGCTTGAGCGATTCCAACTGCGGCAGCAGCGGCTTCGCCAGCGCGACGTGGTCGTTCTGGATAGAGGAGGTGAGCAAGTAGTTCGGCAGGAGGTCGTCTTGCGATACCATACTCGGAGCGATAGCTAAGGACTTCGACATCATTGAGATTGTCGCCAAAAGTCGTCTTGTCAGTAGACAAGTCGGCATTGAATCGTCGTTTAGCTTCGGTTGAGAGCTTAGAAATAAACTCTTTAAAATCGGGGATCAATTCTGGAAAGGTAGTGATTGAATCATCACCTTGAAATAGAGCTTGAAAGTGCTCTGATTCGATATTGATACCACATGCGGATAGGCAGGTTAGTAGCATGATTGCATTGACAAAAGAGTCAAGCAATTGGGTTTGTTGAAAACCTGATGCTATACCATTGAATTGCCATTGATACATATTTCCGGATTCGGCTTTGATAGGTGTGTGCTTGATAGCGTTACACATCCAATCCCAAAGTCGGGAAATCTGTTCTTCGCGTGATTTTGTGTTCGTGTAGTCGTGGGTGTCACTTATTGAAGGCTCGTAGCCTTGGTCAAAGTCAAACCATGTTCGCCACATGTTGTGGACATCATCGATCACTTCATGAAGGGCTTTGTGATCAAAGCCACTCCAATCGGCTGAAAGGTAGTGTGATGTTTTCGAACGGGAAAGACGGTTGATAAGTTTCATCCATCCACCGCGGATAGTTTCAAAACCCCAGAGTAGAGGTGAGGAGCATGGTTTACCATTTAGATACTCGCGTTGCAAGTTCCAGATAAACATGTTCTCGACCATGAGTAGTAGTTTGGGAACGCCAAACACTGCTCTAATCTTGTCGGGTTTGTCAACAGTAACCATATGGGAGCGGGAGTGCAGATAGGTGAACTCGTAAGGGAT